TTGGAGCTATAACACCCCATTCAATTGGCATCAATGCCAGATCAAACATGAATGCAAATACTCTTGCAATGTATGACAATCTCTTACCTTTTAACATTGCACGTTCTTTTAACCACGCTGTAAGCATAAATGTACTTACTTTTCGTACAGGTTTACTATTAATTACTGTACTTGTTGCTTTGACTGCTCCACTTCTAACTAACAGTCTTATACTTCTACCTAGATTAGTATTCATAATTACCTCTTTTTTACTTGTTCTTATCTAACCAATAATTTGCGTAATGTCCGACACCGAACGCTACGAGTATTGGTATTATTGGAACTACTACAAATACAACTATTACCGCAGCAAATGTTATTATCCAATTACCAGGTGTAGTCTCTTTTAGTAGTTCTGTAGTAGTCTTAGCTATATATTGTTTATCCACTTCTACTACATTATTACGAGCATCATGCTCATTTACTGTCTTCATACACATCTCCATTTTGCAGTTTGTACTTTCAACTCAATGTGCGTAACAAAGGATGCCCACCGTAGTGGACACCCTCATGCTACCTCACGCCACATTCTCCTTCTTGACCAACTCACTGTACTTAGCTACAGAATAGTCACGTTGCTCACCTTTAGCAAACATGTCATAGAAAGTACTTGGATCACGAAGTAAATGTTGCTTACCAGTTTCTACTGTGAAATCAGAATTAATATCAACCCAAAAAGCTGGTGCATTTTTAACACCGATTGGATCAAGACGATCATGTTTCAAGTAGATACTCTGGTTCATACTGAAATCAAGTTGAACTTGTCCATTATCGGACTCGGACAACTCTTTTCCAATAGTAGTGTGTAACTCCTCATTGTAAGCAAGATTGCCATGAAGAGTGAATTTCTCCTCGTTTTTAACATTACGAAGGAGAACCACAGAACCAAGTTGGTCGCTCTGTGATTTCAATTTAAGAGCATCATATTCGCTCTTTGAGATTGAAACCATTTCGACCTTTGTTGCATTACTAGACATAGAAACCTCTTTGATTTGGGTTCGCACTTTAAACGTGCAGTATGCCACGTACAACGCACCATGCATTGCACATGGCGTGAGAATGGAAATCGTCTGCGAGTGAAACGAGACTCTCTCGACGGCTTCCGATTTAAGTATTTATCTATGTATAAAGTCTGTGAGAAAGGTGTTTTAGATGTGTGATGTTGACACATTCTGCTAGTGTAGTCTGTTTTAGCTTGACATGATATATATACTGTATATAGTTATATTGTCTAAGACAGTAAAGTATACTCTATATAATGATATTAATTAAACTAATCTAGTGTGTTTATTAGTACTGTCTAGTTAACAAATATATAGTTCTGTATGTCCTCTATACTTGTGTAAGACTGTCCAGAATATTATTATATGCAGTAGGTTAGCTCTCTCATATATTATTTCACCACGACACTTACGTGTACCCCCTCCCCACAAAACGCCCACCTCCGCACTAATAAACATCCACACCCCCTACACGGAGGGAAAATAGGTAAAGCAGAAAAGACTTGACAAATATAATTTAATTTCTGTATACTGTGGATTACTTCAGAGAACCAGGTTTCTACCTTTCCCCTGTGCAATCTGAAGATTTACCCAAAGAGTCCCCTGGTAGCTTTCTCCGCTGGGGGACTAACACGTGAGAAGAGACTGATGCCAGATAGCGAACTATTTATTGAAAAGTACGTAGAGACAGGCGACATACTCTGTTCTCTTGAGGAGGGTGGCTATAAGTTAAACAAGACAACTGGCTACAATCTCCGCAGGAAATTCCAAGACGAAATTCAGAAGAGGGTACATGAACGTTTACGTGGAAGTGGACCAAAGGCATTGAGTGTTGTTGAGCATTTAATGGTTGGTGCAGATAGCGAGACTGTTCGTTTGGGTGCAGCAAAGGATATGCTGGATCGAGGAGGATACAAGGTTTATGAAGAAGAGAGGATGGGCAAGACAGTTGAGGAGATGGAACAGCAGTTAGTTGCACTAGTTGGAAAGGATGGAGCAAAGATGTTAGTGAGTTCAGTCAGGACTCGCAAATCAGTAAGTGGACCAGAATTAACGGAGGCATAATGGCAGTAAGACCCAAGCGTACTTATAACCAAGAAACTGGACAATGGGAAGTTGAGAAGTTATGGGACACAAGAGATAGTGACGGATTGTATTGGAAAAACGGAGTACAAGTAGATTCATCTGGAGTCCCGATTTATGATGCACAAGGGAACGAACAAGGAGCAGAAGACCCGATGAGTGCAGAAGCAACATCAACAGAAGCCACAGGTGTAGGAGGAGGAGATTTACCAGTAGTAGGTGATGAAACTATTGAGCAGGATGATCCAAGAAATCTTGTTACAGTAGGTAGTCAAATAATGTCTTATTCTGACAACTTGAACAGACAAAGTGCTTTAACAAGGGGGGCAGGTAAAGCAGCACAAATGAATACTGCTTCAAAACAAGGTAATACAAGACGACAGATACGTGCAAAGAAAACATTAATATCTGGTGCTAGATGAGTCACGAAACTACTATAAGCGAAACAGATGATATTGGTATGGTTTGTGTAAAACCTTCTGTTGGGAAGTATTCAATTCCTTCAACGAGTTCTTTCATCAACTGTCTTGCAGAGTTTGATAATGAACCAGAAGCACAACAATTCTCTCATGATTGGTCAGAGGCATCTGGATCGAAAGAGAGGCGTAAGCAGATAATGGGATTACATGCAGTAAAGCATCCAGACTATGCAAGATTAGATGGAACAATGCTGGATGAGTATATTGATTATTATTTAGAGAACTTTAAGAATCTCAAGGAGCAATAATGGCACATGGTAAAGGGAACAAGAATGCACAACCTTATGCACAGAATCCGTATGGTGGTATGTATGCAGGAAAAGAAACAGAAAATAGGTATGATTACATGACCAATATGCCAAAGCAGGGGTTTAAATCTGATACACAATTGAATGAAGAGTTAATAGACGAAGAAGAAACTAAAGAACGAAAAGGCAAAGGTAAAACCTTATTAACCTCAAAGTACTGATATGCCAAGCAAATATATAGAGATCAAAGGCCCATTCCATGTCCCTGATCCTAAAGCTGCATCTAAAATTAAAACAGAAATACAAAGACTTGCAAAAGAACATCCGAAGGCAGAGTTTATTCTTAGAGAAGTTAATCCTTCTAAGAAGAGAGGAGAGAGTGTATTTAGTGCTGCATTTAAAGGTCTTGCAGAAAGTAAGCAAGCTAACAGAGCCAAAGAAGTTAAACTAGATTACAATCCTCGCAGAAATAAACAAATAGATTCTCCTCTAAAAGCAAGAGAAGCTAAAATCAAGTCACTAAAACCATTTAAAACAGTAGAATTTACATTCTCTGGTGAAGTTGCATCTCCTGAATGGAAATCATGGCAGAGTGTTGATATATCTTTGTCTAAAGAAAAAGTGTGGGATCCTTTAAGAAGTTCAGGGCAACACTTTGCTAGTTTTGAAGGATATAACAAAGATGCATATTTGGTTAAAAAATATGTTGGAGGTACTTCAAGTGCAAGTAAAAAACTAGATGCGCTAATTGATAGAGTCTCTGAATATGGGAGAAAGAAAAATGCAAAACGCACTTCTGTCGATGCAGGATTCCAATATATTAGAGATAAAGCTGCACAATTTGAAGCAGAACAGCGTTTGGAGAACCCGAAAAAAACGCCCATAAAAATGATTACATCCGAAAGGGAAACACGGATGCAGAGACTTACGAAAAACTATGGGACTCCACCAGTAACACCAGGTAAGGTTGAGTTAATATCAACATCACAGAAGATAATAAAACCACAAGTGCCTGTAAGTGGTACTGTTCCTACATTTGAAAAAAAGGTTGTCACACTAGAATCTGCACCTAGAAGGACTAAAACTGCTAATGCACCAAGTCCAGTAATAACACCTTTAAGGAAAAAAACAATTAATGATGCAAGTCTGAACCTGTCAAACAAACTAAAGCAACAACTAGAGACAAACCAGACTACTGTTACAAAACGCACAGAAGGAGTTACTAGAACTGCCCATATCCAAGTAATAAAAACTGGTGTAGTTCAACCCAAAGGGCAAGGATATACAACAAAGTTTGATAAGACACTTGAACAAGTAAAATCAGTAAGGGAAGGTAAGGGGCCAGCACATCCTGAAGGTGTTGATCCAGAGAAAAGAGGTCAGGTTAAAACAGGACTCAGAGATACTGTAACTGATAATACTCCAGTTGGTATTACCCTGAAAGAGAATTCTCAACGAGACTTTGATACTAGTTCTGTGCATTCTAAAAAAGGAGATCCAGATCGGGGCTTATGGCCTGAACAGTCCAGCGATAGAGTTGTACATCCAGCAGATCAAACTCCACTTAAAAATGTCAAACCAGTTTCTGCTCCTGCACAACAGTCAATAGAACAGAAAGTATATAATCCTAAAACTACGCAGTTCCCAGATCAACAAGCCACAACAAAACCAGAGAAACTAACTAGAAGGCAAAAACGACATAGACGATTTGCAGGATTAAAGGTTGACAAACCAGTTGTAACTAAGGAATTGGGACAAGTTAATGTTACACAAGGTGGAACAAGTTCTAATCCATCTTCCTCAACTAGAGGATTTGCAGTTGTAAAAAGTGCAGCACCGATAGTACATCCCTTTGCTAAAGTTAAATCTGCATTGACTTCATTTGATAAACTGCAACCTGCAGAATTTGGCGACAAAGAAGTATTTGTTTCACCTGGTGAAGAATTTAAAAAGTCTCAAGTAGAAGTAGATCTTGGAGATGATGTAGGTGGTGGACAGCACGTAGCTGTTGACAAAAGTTCATATCTTGAAAAACAAGCAAAGGACGCATCCGATGAACTTGCAGTACAACAACATTGGGATAAAAATAAGAAGTGGCCTAAAGGCGCATTGCCAGCAAGTGCTTTAGCAAGGAAACCCTGGATTAGAAGAAACAAACAAGGAATAGAAACAGTAACTCCCATAGATGATAAAGGCAGGGTTGCTACCAGCGATGTACTGTATGGGGACTCAGCAGATTACGATGATATAGGGAATAGGAAAGCATCTTCAACAGTATCCCATGTTAAAGAACCTATACCACCTCGTGTCTTTGGTAGTGACCCAACATATAGAAGCAGAAAAAAGCCACTTACTGTTGAACAACAGGCACGTGCAGAGAGATTACATGCTGAAGATTTAAAAGGTGATACTACCAAAGTAGTTGTTGGTAAAGATAAACATGGTCGGAAAACTGAATCATTTATAACAAAATATTCACAAGGTAAGATTGATCCTGTAACTCGTACAAGAAAAGGGATAACAATAGAGGACCAACTAAAAAGAGAATCTCTCTTGAGGAAGCAAAGAGGTGGATTAACAAAAGCACAATTGGCACAAAAAGAATATGCTAAAAGGCGTAATACAGAAATCAAAACTGGTGATTTGGTATTTAAAGGTGAGACTCCTGGAACTGAATTCCATGGGCCACAGAAACAATGGACAAAACCTAAAGCAAAATCAACTGCACTTACTTCTTCGCAAAGAATCAGAGGGGCATTTAAAGCAGCTAAACCAATTACAAAAGCTGTTCTTCCTCCCCTGTTAGGTATTGGAGGACTTGCATTATCACCATTGTTTGCAAAGTATCAGCTAGAAGCAAAAGGGATTAAAGATCCAACTGCAACACAATTTGCAAAAGAGACTGCTGCTGTATTTGTAAGTGCGCCAAGAGTATTAGGTGGAGAAGGTGATAAACCTGGATGGATGCAAAAGGTTAAATGGAATAAAAAAGGAGTAGAAGGCGGAAGAAGAAAAAGTGGTCCAATTCCAGGGGCAGGAGGTCCAAATACACCTTATGCAAGTATAAAAGCATGGATGTTTAGCAAACCTAAAACTACACTTCCATATAAATCTGATATGGCAACCAAATCTAATCGCTAGGATATTAAATGAAATGGTATGATCTAAATCCTGATTATAAAAAAACGGAGAATAAGGTTAAGGTTACTAAAGGGGCGACTAGCACAACCAAATCTGACTCTGGTTCTGGTACAGGAAGGAAGATATATAACTCAAAAGAACTAAGGGGCATAGTAACAAAAAAATTTCCTACAAGATCTAGGCGTAAAATCTGGATGTCGGAAGAAGGTAAAAGTAGAGGTACACCCCAATGGGAAGTTACTAGAGAAAGTGTTGTATCTGCACGTGCAAAACATAAACAAAAAACCAACAAATGGGTAGATATACCAAAAAATGAATTAGATAAGGGAGCTATAAGTGGTCAGAAGAGAGTAACTGAAAAGACTGGCAAGGCTTATTGGAGAGGTGCATATACTGGCAAGAAAATTACTGATCCAAAACTGATTGATGTTGATCATGTGGTTCCTATATTCAGAGCAGCAGCAAGTGAACAGTTTGGAGATAATAAATTTAGGAAACTTTCACAGAAACATGAGTTTGTAAGAAACACTAAGAATTTGGTAATTTCAACTAGGAAAGAGAATAGAGATGTTAAACAGGGATTTGGTCTTTCAAAGTGGCAACCTCCAATGAAAGAAGCTAGACCAAAATATGCACAAGCATATCATGATGTATTCCAACATTATGGAATGAAAATGACAGTTGGAGAAGCAACAAAATATACTGAACTTACAGGCAAGGAACCTACAATTGGATTATGGAATCAGGAAGACAGTAATAAGATGAATACATGGATGGAAAACGAACGAGCAAAGAGTATGCGTAGCAGAAATAAATAATGGACAGTAACACAGTAAAAGCATTAAAAATTGCAGAAGCAATTATAGAAACTGAAGAGACTAATAAACTCAAGTGCTATAAGCCCTATGAGTATCAGGAAAGGTTTCATAATGCAAAAGATCATAAGGGTCGTCTTGCAAGACAGAGACTACTTATGGCAGCAAACAAAACTGGTAAGACATATTGTGGTGCAGTAGAAATGGCATTTCATTTAACTGGTCTGTATCCAAAGTGGTGGACAGGTGCAAGATTTAAAAGACCAGTTACAACATGGGCAGCAGGAAATACGACTGCAAATACAAGAGACATAGTACAGGCAGAGTTACTTGGTGAACCTGGTGATCCCGAGGACTATGGTAAGGGTACAATACCCAAAGACCTCATTGTTGGACAACCCCAAAGATTGCCAGGTATTCCAAATGCATATCAGAATGTTGTGATTAAACATGTATCTGGAAAGAACTCAAAGCTCATCTTTAAATCATATGAACAGGGAAAGATGCAATGGATGGGTAAAGCAGTTGATGTTGTGTGGCTCGATGAGGAACCTCCACAAGATATATACTCTCAGGCACTTCGTGCATCTCTGAAAGCTGGTGGACTAGTATATATGACATTCACTCCAGAAACAGGTATGACTCCAGTTGTTACGCAGTTCATGACAAAGTTGGGGAACTCACAAGCATTGTTTTCTGCAACTTGGGATGATGCACCACATCTTGATGATGATATAAAAGAAGAGATACTACGAGCGTTACCTCCACATGAAAGAGAAATGCGTTCAAAGGGTATTCCTGTATTTGGATCAGGTATGGTATTTCCTAATGTGGAAGAACAATTACATGTAGATCCATTTGCAATTCCTGAATATTGGCCTAGAGTCTGTGGAATCGACTTTGGTTGGGATCACCCAACTGCTGCAGTTTGGCTTGCATGGGATCGGGATACTGATACTGTATATGTATATGACTGTTACAGGCAGTCTGCACAAACGCCTGTTGTCCATTCTGCTGCTATACGAGAACGAGGGAAATGGATTCCTGTTGTATGGCCTCATGATGGTAGTCAGCATGATAAAGGTTCGGGTCACTCACTTGCTGACATATATCGTAAACAAGGATTGAATATGATGCATACCCATTTTACAAATCCAAAAGGTGACATTGCTATTGAACCTGGCATAATGGAATTGTTACAAAGAATGGAAACAGGCCGTTTTAAAGTATTCACTTACCTGAAGAGTTGGTATGAAGAACTCAGAATGTATCATCGCAAGGATGGTAAAATAGTTGCTAACAATGATGACTTAATGAGTGCAACCAGATATGCATGTCAGTCTTTAAAGTTTGCAAGTACAGGGAAACCTGTGCATCGTAGAAGGAAGGCAGTTGGATCAGGTCCAGGTGAATGGAACTATTTCCCTACTGAAAAAGCTAAACGTTTATACGCATAAGGAGACAATATGAGTTGGAGAGGAATAGCACAAGGATTTACTGCAAAAACAGTACTTACTGCTTGGGAACGTAACAAAAAAGCAGTGAGTGGGAGATTAGCACCCAGAGGTGGTGATCTTGGGAAGGCATATCGTAACGTTCGAGGTCAGACTCAGGGCGTTGCCGAAAATGCAACTGCAGAAGCAGGTAGGCATGGATTAGATAAACCTGGTGGTATTGGCGGCCATTACCTAAATGAAGCAGAAAATATTTATGAAACTGCGATGGGTCGTGGTAGACCTGGGAGTAGTTCCTCTTCATCAGGTACTGGTGATATTGCAGAACCTGGGACAAAAGCAACTCTAGCAAGAAGCAGAAAAGATCTCTATGAGAATTCTAATAAGAACAGAAGGATTGTTGCACACACAGATGTAAACAAGACTAAGGGCAAAAAAGCCAAACAATTATCTCGTATAAGAGGAGGACGATGAAAGTATATACTGAAGTAAACTATATCTGGAAAGATAATAAGTTAGTCCAGACTGATTCAAAGTCATTTGACTATGAAGGTGAAATAGAATCATGCCATTGGTATCACCGACATAGTACAACTGTTTCTATACCAACTGTTAATGATGTTAAAGATGTTATTAAAAAAGGTCCAGGTGGAGATTTAAAAAAAGTAGTAGATAAAGTCTATGGAGGTTCTACTAAAGATGCAGTTACAACTACTCAAAATAATTATAAAGATGCAGAAAAAATTGTATCTGCACAGTATGATAAAACTAAAAAAGCACATCAGACAAATATGGAATACCTTAAAGAATATTTGGTACAAAGTTCAGGACTAGGAGGAGGAGGTGATGATGGTTCAGGTAATACTACTGATGAGGAAGGGTTAATCGGTGCTGGAAGCAGAAGGAATGTAGCAGGAGCAGCTACTAATGCATCTGGCAAATCGGGTAAAAATAAGAGAGTAATAAGAGAAAAAAATATGCCTTCACTAATTAATCAAACTGTACAAAAAAAATTAGCATAGGACTTTATTAACTAGAGTTAAATAATATGTATGAAGAAAAAGATCCACTAGCAACTTCGTTATCAAAACAATACGAGTTTCTAAAAGGTAAGCGTACAACTTGGGAAAGGAACTGGCAGGAGATTGCAGAATATGTCCTTCCTCATCGCTCCGATTTTACTTCAAAACGTTCACTAGGTGAAGAAAGACTTGAAATGGCTTTTGAAGGAACTGCCATGAGGTCATTGAAACGCTTTGCCTCAAATATACATAATGTATTTACACCAATGGGTGCAGAGTGGTTCCGTTTAACTACAGGACATCCATATTTAGACAACCAACGACACATTGCTTTATGGTTAGAAGATGCAACACGAATTATTAAACACCATATCTCAAGACCATCATCAAACTTCCACTCGGCAATCTATCAATATTACCTTGAGGCAGGTGCTTTTGGAACTGGCATCATATTTGTTGAAGATATTCCTGGTCGTGGGCCTCATTTCAGGAACTTTCCTTTATCTGACTGCGTATTGGCTGCTGGTGGAGAAATGGAGATTGATACCGTCTTCCGACTCTACAGACAAACAGCAAAAGACCTGATTTCACGTTATGATCCAGCTTCATTACCTGAAGAGATTGTAAAAAAGGCATCTGGAGAGAAATTATTAGAAGAATATGATGTAATCCATTATGTTGCACCAGCATGGCTTCATCAGAATGAATTACCTGAAGGTTGGAAGTTTCCATATGTCTCAATACACTACCTAAAGGACAAAAAGAAGGTATTATCCTTTAGTGGATATGAGACTATGCCCTATATATGTGCCAGGTGGGAAAGATCGGACAGAGAGATATATGGTAGAGGTCCAACATGGGAGATACTACCAGATATGCGCTTAATCAATGAAGTTGAGAAGGTATATCTGAAAGGTGTGCAAAAAGCTATTGCTCCTCCTATGTTTGTTCCAGATTCGGGTCTTCTTGATCCATTGGATACTACACCTGATGCAATTAACTATTATACAGTTGGAATTGGAGGTAAAGACACAATATTCCCTGTTCCCAATGCTGGAAGAATAGAATATGCACAGGATCTTAATGCAAGACTTGTTACTTCTATAAAAGAGGGCTATTTCCTTGATGTTTTGGAATTACCTGGACCAGTTGCACCTGATGGAGACATTATGCGGTTCTCTGCAACAGAAGTGTCAGTGAGAATGCGTAATCGTATGCCTGTACTTGGTCCGTTGCTCGCAAGGCAGGAAGCCGAACTTCTTGATCCACTTATCAGGAGAACAGCTTTTATACTTACAAGATCAGGAGCATTAGGTGAGATGCCAGAAGAAATAAGTGAAGGTTTCAGAGTTGAATACTTAAATCCAATTTCAATTGCAATGAGGAGTGGTGAAGTCAACTCAATGGTGCAATTGTTTGAAATGATAATGCCACTTGCACAGATTGATCAAACTATACCAATGTATTTTAATACTGCACAGATACTGAAGAATACTGCAGAAATCCTTCAAGTTCCAATGTCTAACTTGAGGACAGAAGAAGAAGTACAGGCTATTGTACAAAAACAAGAACAAGATAAGTTATTACAACAGGAACAAGAACTAGCACGAACTACAGCAGAGGTCGATGAGAAACAGGCTAATGCAGAAGCAACAAGAGCGCAAGCAGCATGAACTACCCTTTTACAGAAAGGAAACGAGAAATTGAGCTATTTCGTGATATATTTAAAAGTGATCAAGGCCAAGATTTGCTTGCTATATTGGCTAAAAAATTTCATGTTTATAAGTTTTTACAGACTCCTGATCCTTATGTCTCTGCCTTTCAAGAAGGTCAAAGATCAGTAGTAGTTCAAATAATGGAGACAGTAAATTCAGATCTAGATGCTTTAAAAAGGCGACTAGATTTACAACAAGAAGCAAAAGATAAACAAAGGAGATAATAATGGAAGAAGAAGCTGTAGCCCCTGAGGAATCAGGACAAGTTACTGAGCAGGTAAATCCACTTGCATTTGATGCAGGAAGTTTACCTGAAGGATTGAGGGCAGAACCTAGCCTTCAAACATTTGACTCAGTAGATAAACTCGCAAAGTCCTACGTTAATGCGGTCAAGAAAAT